TTTTCCTTAATTTAAGTGAATGGATTACAACGCAAATCCGAAAAATGGAAATGCGCTTTTAAGGGTATGGGGTGTGAATATAGTGTGTCCCGCATTTGCACCCTATTTTTTCGGAAAATTTATTTTTCTCACTTTTTTTCTTGATTGAAACTTGACAATGTTTTAGCTTTGAGGGTGCGCGGGTGGGAAAAGAGAAAGAGATGAATAATACTTAATATATATAATATACAGTAGTACGGAGGAGACAGGAAGTGACTGACAATGAAGCTGCATTCATCAAAGGTTTATTGGAGATGGAAATGGAGGGTCTTTCGCTTAAAGAAAAAACTAAAGTCAGGATGGCTTTTCATAAAAATAAAATTACTTTTGAAAATCTCCAACCGTGCCTAGACAAAATAGCCAAGTGGCAATCCCAAAAATTATAATTTTTTTTTCTTGATAAATAACGTGGGCATATCTACATTCCACAATGGCTGACCTGATACTTAATTTAAAAGATAAGTCGTATGAAGAGCTAGTGGAGGCTTTACGAATTATGTCTTCTGACGAAGATAAGGTGTCATTTATCGATATTGATGGGTCAGCTTATATGATACCAAAGAAAGTACTCCAGCTAATAGACTCTCTTGCGTCTGAAAACGAGAGGCTAAAAGACGAGGGTAATGGATTATAGGGAAATAAAAGGGGTAAAGCATTTTGTATATGATAGTGTTGATGAGTTTAAAAAACAAAAAAAGGGATTAAATCCAAAGCATTGGAAAGATAATCCAAGTGAAGGCGACTGGGTAGTTGCAGATGATGGAGGAGTCGTTGAAATACTAAAACACAATAAAATATCCCATCCTAACGATAGAAAGAATTACAAAGCTCATAAAGGGTATGTAAGAACTGTCGTTGGTACATTCTTATTGAATGATAATACTGAGATGGATACAAATTTTGATTTACATCCAAATAGGTATACATTTTCAAAAAATTTAAAACAGGCGAATAGTAATTTTAAAAAAAGAAAAAATATTACAAAAAAAGAGAAGTTATTTGCTACTGAAGTGATAGTGGGTAAGGATGCTGTTAGCGCAGTTCAAAATGTATACAAAGAGAAAGACTTTAACAAGGCTAAGAAAAAGGCTGTATTACTATTAAAACAGGAACGTATTATGAATGAAGTTGAAAAAGGAGTCGTGGATATTGCAAAAGGACTAGGGATTGACCACGAATATGTATTACGAAGACTTAAATCATTAGCAGACACAGGTGAGGATGACAATGTTGTACTCCAATCTTTAAAAGAATTGGGTAAGATTATTGGTACTTCTACACCTACCACTAAAAAAGATGTTGGTGTGGTTGGATTATTTCAAGGGTTTTCCCCTAAACAACTACAACAAGCAGAAAGACCTGAACTAATAGAGGGAAAGGAAAAGAAAAATGATGTGTCCTAATTGTAGTTCTAATAAATATAAAAAAAATGGTCATCGTAGAGGCTTACAACGATATAAGTGTAATGAATGTAAAAAAGAATGGTCAGATTCTCGTTCAGAAGAGCCATTAAGCAATATAAACTCTAGTACAGCTACAGAGGAACTTAATTATAAATATATAACTGATAATGTAGTAGCTAAAAAACCACCTACATTAAAAAGCTTATTAGAGAAGTTTGATGTATCTGAAGATGAATGGAAAGTTACTAATTTTAAAGTAAATCAATGGGATGTATCTGCTAAAGAAGAAATAGATGGTAGGATTGTTTGGAATACCCATACTAACTATCAAGCTAATGCAACTCTAGTTAGAAAAATACCTATTATATGTGATTTCCCATCTGTTCAAGGAGCAAAGGTATCTCCATTAAAATTCAATGTTAAAATACCAAAAAGGAAACTAAAAGTAGATGTAATCTTACCTGATTCACAATGTGGCTATAAAAGAGATTTAAATACAGGGGAATTAACTCCACTTCATGATTTAAGGGCAATCTCTATCGCTACCGAAATAATTAAAGATATAAAGCCTGATAGGATTATAATGTTAGGTGATATGCTTGATTTACCTGATTGGTCTACGCATTTTGTACGCTCTCCTGAATTTTATTTTACTACACAACCTAGTTTGGACTATGTAGCATCTTGGATTTCAGATTTAAGACCATATTGCGATGAGATGGTTTACATAGAGGGTAATCACGAGAAAAGGATGATTGATAGTATTGTGCAAAACACAATTCAAGCGTATGGCATAAAACCTGCGAATGAACCAAAATCTGCACCTATAATATCAGTACCTTATCTACTAGGACTAGATAAACTAGATGTTCAGTATGTAGGTAATTATCCTCATGGTGAGTTCTACATTAATAATAACCTTGTATGTATTCATGGTAATAAAGTCGGTGCGAAAAGTGGTCAAAGTGTTATGAAGTTATTAGACTCTCCAAGAATTAGTATAATTCAAGGTCATGTCCATAGATTAGAGATGGCTCATAAAACTGTATGGACACATGGAAAGCCTAAAATATATCAAGCTATATCTTGTGGAACTCTTTGTAGAATAGATGGAGTTGTTCCAGGTGGAGGTACTAGGTATAACTGGCAACAAGGTGTAGGTATTGTAGAGTATACAGATGAAGATTTTCAGATAGATACTATTGGTATTTATGAAGGAAAATCTATTTTTAGAGGAAAGCAATATCATGGCTAATATAAATAGCCAAAATGTTAATGAAGCGGAAAAGGTATTAGAGTTAGCAAGAACAGACCTCATCTCTTTTGGCAAACTATTCTTACCTGGTGATTTTGGTAAATCAGAGTCACCTCCATTTCATTATCAAATAGGTGATGCCTTATTAGAACCTACGACTAAATCTCTAGCGTTAATCCTACCTAGAGGTAGTGGTAAGACCCAACTATTCAAAACCTTCTTAATGCAAAAAATATTGTTTAAGAAGAAAGATGAATTAATGTTTATTGCTTGGGTATCTGATAATCATAGGAAATCTATATTAAATCTTCAATATATTAAACAACACTTTTCTAGTAATGAGTTATTACAATATTATTTTGGGAATGTCGTAGGAGATAAATGGACTGAAACAGACATAGTAACTTCAACCGGGGCTAAGTTGATAAGCCGTTCCAACCTTTCTAGTGTAAGAGGTGAGAACTACTTAGGTAAGCGTTATGATATAGTAGCACTTGATGATACAGAGAGTGAAACAAACACTGTTACCCAAGACGCTAGAGAGAAGATTAAGAATATTGTATATAATGGTGTCAAACCTGCTCTTGATTTACATACAGGTCGATTAATATTTGCAGGAACCCCTGTTCACTTTGATAGCTTATGTCAAAACATATTAGATGGATATGCTAAAGCTGAAAATAAAGATGATTACACTTGGGATGTAATTAGTTATAAATCTACTCAGCCAGAAATGCCAGGTGGTGTACTTTGGAACTCGTATTTTCCTCGAAAAAGATTAAATACGATGAAGAAGGAATATGAGGAAGCTGGTAGAATACATGGTTACTATCAAGAGTATGAATTAGAAGTTCAAAATGAAGATGAAGCTGTTTGGGGAAGAAAGTATATAAAACATTGGAAAGGTCGATACGAACATGAAGAGGGTATTAATTATATATTTATTGAAGGCGAAAAGATACCAGTTAATACCTTTGTTGGTTGTGACCCTGCAACTGATATTAATACTAAGACTTCTGACTTCTCGGTTATAATGGCAGTTGCCGTTACTCCTGAAAATGAAGTATATGTTTTAGAATATGAACGCCATAGGTCAATCCCAACTGTAGCAGGTCGAGATGGCAAGGATAATGTTATAGGGAAGCTAGGGGTAGTTGATTATATTATGCAAATGCATGAAAAGTATCATTGTATATCATCCACTGTTGAAGATGTAGCTATGAATAGGTCAGTATTTCAATCTTTAAATGAGAGAAGAAGGATAGAGAATAAATTTTCTATTAGCGTAATTCCTGAGAAACCAGGGGGTAGAGAGAAGCGAAATAAGATATATTCGGGTCTTTCTGGTCGTTTTAGCACAGGAACTATACATTTAAGGGAAAATATGTTTGATTTAGAACACGAAATTGTTACATTCGGGGCAAGAATGGCTCACGATGACACCATTGAAACACTATTTTATGCACTTCTTCACGCTTTTCCTCCTAATATGAAGCAAAAAGAGAAGACTAGGGAGTGGTATAAACCAAAAAGAAAAGCAAAGGGGTGGTTAGTTTCATAATGCCTTCAGGTAAAGGTACATACGGAAGTAAACGGGGAAGACCTCCTAAAAAGAAGAAGAGTAAGAAACGTGGCAAGAACTAAAAAAGCAGACCGTATATATCAAATGTGGAATAAGGCTAATTGTGAAGAAAGAGTTAAATGGCAATCTGTGAGTCAAAAAGGATACGATTTTTACCTCAATGAGCAATTAACTCAAGCAGAAAAAGACACTCTAGAAGAGTCTGGAATGCCTACCTTTGAAATTAATAGAATTACTCCTATTGTAGAAACAATGAAATATTTCGTTACAGCTAATAACCCCAAATGGAAGGCTGTAGCTGTTGAGGGGAGTGATACGAATATTGCCCAAGTCCATAGTGATATATCAGAATACTGTTGGAGTTTATCTAATGGTAAGTCTGTTTATGGAAGCGTTATACTTGATACGCTTACAAAAGGTCAAGGTTATTTCTTTGTAGATATTGATACAGATTTAGATAATGGGAAAGGCGATGTTGTCTTTAGAAAAATAGACCCTTATGATGTATTCCCCGACCCAATGAGTCGTGATTTTCTTTTAAGAGATGCATCGTTTATTATTGTTAGAAAATCTCTAGCTAGAGAACAACTAAAAACTATGTTTCCAGAGCATGCCAGAAAAATTAAAAAAGCAAGTGAGCAAGGGGCTATTGAATCTTATTCTCAAGCAGATAGAGGTGATTCATCTGCGATTATTCCTGAAGATATACATACTACCATTTCTCCTGAAGGAGATAATGATGATATATTAGCTTATCACGAATGTTATGAAAAGGTTAGAGTTCCTTTTGTTAATCTTATTATAAAGATGTTCCCGACAAAAGAACAAATTGATACTATAAAAAAATTATCAGAAGAAAAATTAGAAGCATTTAGAGATGAAGCGGCTGTGGCTGCTAAAGAGCAAATTCTTCAGATACAAAGAGCTTTTGAAACTGGTGAGATTATAGAGGAAAGAGCACAACTTGAAATACAAAAAGCAGAAACAAATTTAAAGAAGTCTATTGAGCAAAAAACAGCTGAAATTAATTATTCTCTACAAGAAGAGTTAAATAGAGTAGAGGAGAAGGTTGTAAGTAAAGAAGAATATGATATTTTAATTCAAAATGAAGACGTTGTTGAGAGTATTGTAGAGGCAACTGATTATTTCGAAACTAGAATAAAACTTACTTGTACAATAGGCTCTGATGTTACTTTATATGAATATATTTTACCATTAAAAGAATACCCAATAATCCCTGTTCCTTATTTGTATACTGGTACTCCATTCCCAATGTCAGCAGTTACTCCTATGGTTGGTAAACAACAAGAGATTAACAAGGCTCATCAGGTTATGGTTCATAATGCAAATTTGGCTTCTAATCTTAGATGGATGTATGAAGAAGGCTCTGTCCCTGAGGATGAATGGGAACAATACTCTTCTGCCCCAGGAGCTCTTTTAAAATACCGACAAGGGTTTACACCTCCCACACCAATATTGCCAGCAGCTATTAATAATGCTTTTTACACAATAACCCAAGAAGGTAAAGCAGATATGGAATATATAGCTGGTATTCCAAGTGCTATGATGGGCTTTACACAGCAGCAAGCTGATACTTATAGAGGATTACTTGCGAATGATGAATTTGGGACACGAAGAATCAAAGCATGGATGAATAGTGTTTTAGAACCTTGCCTTGAGCACGTTGGTATTGTGTTTAAAGATTTATCTCAATCCCATTATACTATTGATAAAGTGTTTAGAATAGTTGAGCCTAATGCGGGTGGTGGATATTCTGAAAAAGAAACAAGAATTAATATTCCTATCTATAATGATTATGGAGAGGAAATAAATAAGTGGTCTGATTATGCTAGTGCTAGATTTGATATAAGAATAGTAGCAGGAGCATCAATGCCTATAAATAGATGGGCTTTACTAGAGGAATACTTTAGATGGTTCCAGGCTGGACTTATAGATGATATTGCCATGTTAGCTGAGACAGATGTTCGAGGAAAAGAGAATATTATTGAAAGAAAATCACTATATTCTCAATTACAATCACAAGTTGCTCAATTAGAAGAGCAAGTAAAAGATAAAGAAGGCACAGTCGAGACTCTTAGTAGGCAATTAGTCCAAGCAGGCATAAGACACAACATCGATACTGGCTCTATGGAGACAAAAAAGGATGTTTTAGAGACAGAAGCTCAACAAAAGTTTTATAGAAAACTGATGAATGAGCAGATGAAAAAGGACTTGCAGGATAAAGAGCAAGATAAATAAATTACATAACTAAAAAAAAGGCTAATTATAATGGAAGAAACGCAAGTAGGTAACGCAGAAGCTGATATAAATTCTGCCCCCGAAAGTTTTATTTCTGACGATACTTCTGATTTTTTCGCTGATTTAGATAAATCAGTAAATGGTCAGATAATTGATGCCGATGCAAATGAAACTTCATTAAACGAATCTCAAACTCAAAGTGATAACACACATCAAGAGATGGATAATGTTGAAGAAGCTCAGACAGAGGATGTTGAGACTCTCAAAAAGAGGTATGCTGATTCTAGTTCAGAAGGTAAACGTCTTAACCAACGTATAAAAGAACTTGAACCTTACATGCCAATACTTGACGAAATGCGTAAAGACCCCAATCTAGTCTCTCATGTGAAAGGCTATTTTGAGGAAGGCGGTCAAGCCCCACAAAATATGGTTGAAAAGATGAAGCTCGGAGAAGATTTTATCTTTGACCCTGATGAGGCAATAGCGAATCCAACTAGTGATTCAGCAAAAGTTTTAAACGCTACCATCGATGGAGTTGTTCAAAGAAGGCTTAACAATGAACTTTCTAAGCAAAAACAAGAGTTTACTCTTGAAAGGCAAGTAAGTGATTTTCGTAATAAGCATAGTATGAATGATTCTGAGTGGAATGAGCTTAAAGAGTTTGCAGATAATCAAAAGTTATCTTTAGATGATATTTATTATTTAAAGAATCGCGGTGCTCGTGAGGATAATATTGCAAGGAGTTCTGGTCAGAAAGCTTTGAATCAAGTAAAACAGAATCAACAGCGACCTAAATCACTTGCAAGTCAAGGTTCTGCAAAGGTAGAAACTTCAGAAGATGGACAAATTTTTGATGCTATTATGGGGATTGACAAGGAACTAGAAAACGCATTTGGTTAATAGCTAAATGAATTAGACTATTAGCCATCTGCTAAACCCTAAATA